CTGTTTCTTTTTACCCCGAAACCGAGTCAAAAATACATGATCAAGACTAAATGGTTCAGTTCGGCTCAAAATGGCTGAGAACGGCTCTCAAAGGCTTGAATCGGGCAGGGTAGGGGTAACCGAACCTCGTATTCGCTCCAAAAGCCTAGATTTACCTTCACGCGGTCAAGAAATGATTGAGTTCTGCAAGGAAATCGGTCATCCCTTGCTTAAATGGCAGGAACTCCTTGCCATTGAAACTTTAAAATATAAACCTGATGGTCGATGGGCGCACCCGATTGTTGGAGTCATGATTGCCCGTCAAAATGGCAAGTCAACATTTATGGCGCTTCGCATCCTCTTTGGAATCTATAAACTTGACGAGAAAATGCACTTGGCAACTGCTCACAAACTTACAACTTCGGCAGAAATCTTTTTTAAGGTCGGTCAAATGATTGAGGACTCACCAATTCTGCAGGCTAACTTCGCTAAAAAGTACGAGTCTAAAGGCTCGCAGGAGATTCGATTTCTTAATGGAGCGCGTTACCTAATCAGAGCAGGCAACTCAGCAGCTCGAGGCATTGCCGCTCCTGATGTTATCCATATTGACGAGTTGCGAGAATTTACCGATGAGGAAATTTGGTCATCCATGCGATTTACGCAAATGAGTAATAAAAATCCTCAGGCAATTGTTTATTCAAACGCAGGACATGCTCAATCGGTTTTACTTCTCAAGTTAAGAGAGCGTGGACTTGCAGCTTCTCAAGGTGCTGATGATTCTATCGGCTGGTTCGAGTGGTCAGCCGAACAAGACAAGCCAATCAATGACATTGAGGGTTGGTATCAGGCGAATCCTTCATTGGGCTACACAATCCATGAGGACAACATCAGAGATTCATTATCCGATCGCGAGGACATTTTTCGCACTGAGGTTTTATGCCAATTTGTTGACATGATAAATCCAGTCATCATCCCGAGCGAGTGGGCTAAGTGTAAAGATGAGAAAGTGAAACTCGATGTTGAAAAGGACACTTGGTTTGCCATCGATCTTAGTCCCGACCGTCAACATGCAGCTCTCGTTGCAGGTCAAAGAATTGGCAAAGATAAATTTATGGTTTCCTTGCTTCAAACTTGGTACAACCCAATTAACCTTGATGACAAATTGCTTGCAAACGATGTCGCGACATGGGTGCGCAAATATCCCGTCAACACAGTGGCGTTTAGCAAGTCAACCGCAGCCGCAGTTGCCGCTAGGTTGCAACCTGCAGGCATCCCAATTCATGAAATCTCAGGAATCGAGTATCAACAGAGCTGCGATGAGTTTGTTTCGGCTATTTCCTCAAATCGTCTAGTCCACAAAGGGCAAGAGGAACTCGACAAACAAGTTTTATCGGCAGTCAAACTTCAAAGAGGCGATGGCGGTTGGGTCATGGGCAGATTGAAGTCAGGAATTGTTTGCGGTGGCGTTGCAGCTTCAATGGTTACTCATTTTGCGACACGGGCTGAAACGGAAGTTGACATTCAAGTCGGTTGACATAATGCTATAATTTGTCTAATGGCTCTGTTAGACTTTTTCATTCCAAAGACTCCTGCTGCTCCTTTGACAGTCGATGCAGCATCTACACCTGCGCCTTTTAACAATACAGGATCAATTTCACCTTTTATTTTTACATCTAGCGCAGCAACACGCGCACAAGCGATGGCTATTCCAACAATCGCACGCGCTCGAGGAATTCTTTGCTCAACAGTTGCAAGTTTGCCAATGGAACAATACTCAAAACTTAACGGCGCACATTTACCGACTCCATCAGTAATCAATCAACCTGATCCACGCGTTCCGGGTTCTGCAATCTACGCATGGTTAGCAGAGGACTTATTATTTCACGGGGTCGGTTACGGAATGGTTATGGAGCAATACGGTGACACAGGTCGCGTTCGTTCCTGGACTCGAATTGCACCCGATCGCGTAACACAAAAGTTAAATCACTTACAAACTGAAATTATTGGTTATCAGGTTGACGGTTCTATTGTTCCAACTCAAGGCGTTGGTTCACTCGTTGTTTTCTATGGTTTAGATGAAGGAATTCTTAATCGCGCAGGTCGCACAATTCGTGCGGCACATGCTTTGGAACAAGCTGCAGAAACATTTGCAAAAGAGCCTGTTCCATTGCAGGTTTTGAAATCAAATGGCACAAACCTTCCTGCAGAACGCATTGCTAAATTGCTCGAGGCATGGCGTGCAGCTCGTCTAAACAAATCAACTGCATTTCTTAATGCTGATGTCGAATTGCAAGCGTTGGGCATCGATCCAGCGAAACTCCAACTCAATGAGGCGCGCCAGTATGTCGCTTTGGAATTGGCTCGCGCTTGCAACCTTCCTGCGTACTTCGTGAGTGCTGAAACAACTTCGATGACTTACTCAAACACTCAATCAGAGCGTAGAGGACTTATTGACTTCTCACTTCGTCCAATCTTAACTGCGATTGAGCAACGACTTAGCATGCCAGATTTCGTCAGCAGCACCACAGAGATTCGTTTTTCACTTGATGACTTCCTTCGTGGAAATGCGTTGGAGCGCGCTCAGGTTTATCAAATTCTTAACACAATCGGTGCAATGTCAGTCGAACAAATCAGAGAAGAAGAGGATTTAATCGACAATGGAGAAAGAGCATAAAATGAAAATAACAATGCCAGTTACACTCACTGCATCCGATGCCGAATCACGCATCATTGCAGGTCGAATCGTTCAATGGGATGCGGTGGGAAATACATCCGCAGGTCAAACAAAATTCTTGCCTAACTCAATCAAATTCAGCAATGACACAAAACTTGTTTTAGAACATGAGCAAACAAAGCCAATCGGCAAGTTGATGGAGTGGTCAGAGGATGAAACAGGCATTACTGCATCATTCAAGATTGCTAAGACAACTGCAGGAAATGATGCGCTTGAAGAAGCTGCAACAGGACTGCGATCAGATTTTTCAGTCGGTGTTCAAGTTAATGACTGGACAAACGACAAAGGCGTTATGGCTATCAGTGCGAGTGAACTCGTAGAAGTCAGCCTTGTCACATCAGGCGCAATCCCTGGAGCAGAAGTTCAAAAGGTTGCCGCAGTAGATACACCCGAAGTTTCTGAGGAATCTCAGGAAGTTACACAATCCAATCCCGAAGGAGAACAAGTGTCAGACACTACCGTTCCAGAAGCATCTGCCGCAGAAACGGTAGAGGCTGCTAAGGTTGAAGTAAAGGCTGCAACAGCACCTTACATTTCAACAACTGTTCGCAATCCAATCGTAGATAAGGCTTCTTATCTTGAGCACTCAGTTCGTGCAAAGTTAGGTTCAGAAGAATCACGCATGTTCGTAGCTGCAGCAGCAGATACAACAGACAATGCAGGACTCGTCCCAACTCGTCAACTTACTGAGGTCATTAACGGCATTTCAAATGCTGATCGTCCAATCATTGATTCAGTTTCTCGCGGTGCGCTACCTGATGCAGGTATGACATTCGAGATTCCAAAGATTACTGTTGCTCCAACTGTTGCAGTTGCATCAGAAGGTGGAACACCATCAGAAACAGATCAGAACGCCGCGTTCGTTTCAGTAAATGTTCAGAAGTTCATCGGTCAGCAGACATTTAGTTTAGAATTGCTCGATCGCAGCTCTCCAGCGTTCTTTGCTGAACTTGTTCGTCAAATGGAATACGCATACGCAAAGGCAACAGATATTGCAGTTGGTACTGCGCTAATCAACGGCGGAACAGATGGCGGAAACCGCGCAGCTCTTACAACAGGCGCTCTTGTTGCAGATTTCGTTTCAGATGCAGCAGTTTCCATTTACAAGGGAACACTTGGTTTCGCACAAAACATCATCGTATCTCCTGAACAATGGGGTGCATTGATGGGCTTGGTCGATACTGCAAACCGTCCAATTTTCACACAGACAATCAACCCACAAAACGCAGGTGGCGATTTAACTGCAACTGCGGTTCGTGGAAACCTTCTTGGACTGAACCTTCGCGTTTCACGCGCATTAACAGATGGTTCAGGACTTGGCGACAACACACTTCTTGTTGTCAACCCTGATGCTTACACATGGTACGAGTCACCACGCTTGTCCCTACAAACAAACATCATCTCAACAGGTCAAGTACAAGTTGGCTATTACGGCTACGGCGCAGTTGCAACAAAACTTGGTGCAGGCGCTTACCGTTTCATGGTTGCTTAATAACAAACTAATCATGAGGGGGAGGTTGCTCCCGATCTCCCCCTCAGCCGTTTAACAGAGAGGAACACTAATGGCATCAATCGTCACAGTTGCAGAACTGCGGTCAATTTTAGGAGTTAGTGTTTCTCTCTATTCGGACGCGTATTTAACCGATGTTATAGATACTAGCGAAGCGGTAATTTTGCCAATGCTCGTAAAGTACGCATCGCCTATTTCAAAAGTGCAGCTTGAAAGCAATATTGCAACTTATGCAGTTCTTGGAAACAACAACTTCTCAGAAGGTCAAAGCGTTGTTATCACTGGATGCGGTTCGCCTTTTAATGGCACATTTACGATCCTAGAATCAAGCAATTTAGATTTTGACGATATTGTCATTAACTCAAATCAAAGAATTTTTATCGATGGACTTTACAAAGATTTTAATGCCTACTTCACAGTTGCTATCACCAATGCAGATATTCTTGAGCGCAATGTCATCCCATCAGGACTTGCAACCCTCTCAGGTGCAGCTACTTATGTTGGTGTGCCAGCAGTCGAATCTGCCGTTCTCGCAGTTGCAGTCGAAGTGTTTCAATCCCGAATTGCTCCAGGTGGACAAATAGAGGGCATAGACTTTACATCAGTTTCACCTTATAGACTCGGGCGGTCACTATTCAACAGAGTTTCGGGGTTGCTCGGTCAATACCTCGATGTTGAAACAATGGCTCAATAATGCCAGCCTCAACGATTCTTTCGGATGTTCGTCAACCTTTAGCCACTGCCCTAGCAGGCGTTGCAGCTAATGTTTATGCCTATGTTCCCGAAGCGCCTCAAGTTCCGTTTTGCGTTACAGTTCCGGACTCTCCTTATTTAGAATTAGAAACAATCAACAAATCAACCCTTCACACTAAAATCAATTTAGTCATTTCAGTTGCGGTTGCATATAACTCCAATCCAGCAAGTCTGGACAATTTGGAGCAATTAATCATGAGCGTTCTCGCCGTCATCCCTGTTGGGTACACGATCGAGGCAGTTGAAAAACCCACGGTAACTCAGGTCGGTCCATCTAATGTTTTAGTGGCTGATATCAGAGTTTCCACCTACTACACACAAACAAACTAAGGAAAATAATATGGCAACCGTTGTAATTACAGGGCGCGATATTTCTCTATCTTTCACAGGTGGAACAGATATCGAAGCCCAAGCGACATCAGCAGTTTTGACAAAAACAAATGTTCGTGAAACCTATCAAACACTTGATGGCGAAGCCTATAAGACAGTTAATCTTGAAGGCACATTTGCACTTGAAATGCTTGCTGACTGGGGTAAGGCAAACTCAGTATGCGAAGCACTTTGGACTGCAGCAGAATCTGCACCTGATACAGACATCTCTGTCACATTGACTGCAGCTACAGGCGCTCAATTTGTTTTCCCAATCATGCCTGAATTTCCAACCGCAGGTGGCGCAGGAACTGATGCTCAGACAGTATCATTCACATTCAAGGTTTCTAAGGGCGCAGTCGTAGAAACATTCAGTTAAGAAATAGAAACGGGAGCACAAAATGAAACTGCCAATTCTGATCGAGTTCAACTCAGGTGAGAAAGCAACTTATGTTGCACAACCGCCTGAATGGGCTAAGTGGGAAAAAGCAACAGGCAACACCATAGGCAAGGCTCAAGATTCCATCGGAATTTGGGACTTAATGTTTCTAGCGTATAACGCAGCGAAACGCGAAGCAGGTGGCAAGCCCGTTAAGGCGTTCGAGGTTTGGATGGAAACAGTTGCGGAAGTAACCGTTTTGGATGCAGACCCAAAAGTTTCAAGCCAGGAAGCATCAACCGAGTCCTAATCCAGTTAGCACTGGCAACAGGAATCCCGATGAGTGAATGGCAAACCGCAGAGGAAATTCTTACCGCGTTAGAAATACTTAAGGAGCAAGGAAATGGCAAAGGCTGAAATAGCATTTGACAAGACCGAACTTCGTGGCGTTTTTAAGGCGCTCAAGAACATGGATGAAGCTGCTACTGAGGAAGCGAGAAAGCAGTCAGGCGCTCTCTCAGAGTATGCACGCAAAGAGGTGATCGGCACTGCTAACGGTTTGAATTCTCGAGCCGTAGCAGGTCGCATCGCCGAAGGTGCAAAGGTTAAAAAGTCATCAAAGATCGGTGAAATCACTTACGGTTTCGCAGCTCAAAAATTTAGCGGTGGAGCAACTACCAAAACAATTTGGGGTGGCTCAGAGTTTGGTTCAAATAAATATAAGCAGTTTCCAGTTTGGTCAGGGCGTGAAGGTCGCGGTTCAAAGGGTTGGTTTATCTATCCAACACTTCGCAGAATTCAGCCTTACATTGTCAGTGAATGGACTGCATCCTTTAGTCGCATTTTGAAAGAGTGGGGATAATGGCAACAGGTACTAGAGCATTAACCCTCAAACTCATTGCAGACATCGATGACTTTAATAAGAATCTAAACAAAGGCTCAACCGAGGTCGAAGGCTTCGGGGGCAAGATTGAAAAGTTTGGCAAGGTCGCAGCAGCAGCCTTTGCAGCCGCCGCAGCCGCAGCCGCAGCCTATGCAGGCAAACTTGCAATCGATGGAGTTAAGGCAGCCATTGAAGATGAAGCAGCGCAGGTTCGCCTTGCAGCAGCTCTCGAAAATGCAACAGGTGCAACTCGCGACCAAATCGCAGCAGTTGAAGAACAGATTTCTAAAACCGCACTTGCAACGGGTGTCGCTGATGATCAACTTCGTCCAGCGCTCCAACGCTTAGCGGTTTCTACAGGTGACACAACAAAGGCGCAAGAACTTCTCAATCTTGCTTTGGATGTTGCTCAAGCAACTGGCAAGCCTCTCGAAACAGTGGCGAACGCATTGGGTCGCGCTTACGATGGAAACACAACATCTCTCGGCAGACTAGGCATCGGACTATCGGCAGCAGAACTCAAAACAATGAGTTTCACTGATGTTCAGGGCAGACTCTCAGACTTGTTCGGTGGGGCTGCAGCTAAAAACGCAGAAACATTCCAGGGTCGCATTGCTCGCCTTCAAGTGGCATTTGATGAAGCAAAAGAAACTATCGGTTTTGCATTACTGCCAATCATTGAAAGATTGGTTAACTTTGTTGTCAATCAGGTTGTCCCAAACCTTCAAAAATTTGCCAGTGCATTTGACCCAATAATTAAGGCAATAAACGAGAACAGAGATTCATTCCAAAAATTGTTCAATTTTATTGGAGATTATGTCATTCCAATTTTGACTAATCTTGCAGGTGGAGCGCTTCGAGTTGTAGGTGAAGTATTTGGCAAAATCATCGGAATTATTGGATCAGCGATAGACAAGATTGCAGACTTTGTTGAATCAGTTAAGAACATGGTCAATGCAGTTATCAGTGCTTACAATCGCCTCCCAACACCCGACATTGCTTTAATCGGTGGCAGTGGTGGTTTTGCAGGCGGTGGTGCACCTGGAGCAATTAGCGGTGGAGGTAACGCAGGGATACTCGCTGCAGTTTCAGGATTGGCAACAGTAAGTTCAAGCATGGCAGGTTTGGCAGGCGGTGCAGGCGGTGGCGGTAAAGGTGCGACCGCAGCTAATAAAGCAGCTCTTGCAAGGCTCGAAGCCGATGCAGCAAAACTGGGTGATTTAGTAGATCAACTCATGGGAGTTCAAAGAGTTGACCCATTTGGCTATGGCACTTTCAGAATGGGCGAAGAAAGGTCAATGCAGCAATACAACATAACGGTCAATGGTGCAATCGACTCAGAATCTACTGCTCGCCAAATTGTAGAAATTCTTAATGACTCATCCGCTCGAGGAACGCTTGGCGCTGGAGCATTTGACCGATGACCGCCTGGAGTCCTGTTTGGCAGGTGTCAATTAACGGTGGGACTTTTACAACGGTCACACTTGCAAACCTGACCATTTCATCAGGTCGAACAGACATTTATCGTCAACCTGTTGCAGGCTATTGTTCGGTTGAAATACTCAACACAAATCAGTCAAACCTAAACATTGAAATCAATGACCAAATAACAATTCAGGTCAAGGACTCGACTAGCACCTTCAAGCCTATCTTTGGCGGTTTTGTAACTGACATTGATCAGAGCGTTAGACAATCAGGCGCGCTTGCCATTGTTCAGACTTTCAAAGTGACCGCATTGGGTGCATTGTCCAAACTGCCAAAGATTCTTACCGAGGGCGTTTTGGTCAAGGACTTTGACGGAGATCAGATTTACTCAATTCTTTCTGGGTTGCTTTACAACGATTGGAACGCAGTTCCTGCAGCTCTTACATGGGCTACTTACAACGCCACCGAAACATGGGCAAACGCTCAAAACTCAGGACTCGGTGAAATTGACCAACCTGGAGATTATGAATTAGCTGCACGATCAGCAGACACAACCGATGTCTATTCACTTATTGCAGGGCTTGCGACTTCCGGACTCGGATACATTTATGAGGATGCTCAAGGTCGAATCGGCTATGCAGACTCAACTCATCGAAGCCAGTATCTAGCTGCTAACGGATACCTCGAAGTTACTGGACATCATGCCCTTTCTCAGGGCGTGGCAACCTCTCGCAAACTCGGTGACATTCGCAATTCGGTAACTATTACTTATCGCAATAACGCTCAACAATCAGCATCAGATGCAGATTCAATCGCGCTTTATGGTACTCAGGCTCAAAATATTCTGACCTCATTGCATAACGCATCAGATGCCACTGCTCAAGCAAACTTCTATCTTTCGCTTCGCGCCTATCCTCAAAGCCTTTTTAAGTCCATCACCTTTGAACTGACTAACCCTGAAATCGATGATGCTGATCGTGACCGACTTATCAATGTTTTTATGGGCGAGGCATTAGACATTACAGACTTGCCTGCAAACATGACTGGGGGCAGATTCCAGGGCTTTGTTGAGGGATGGACATTCAACGCAGGATTTAACAAACTTTCAGTGACTCTTAATCTTTCGCCTGTTGCGTTTAGCCTTCAGGCGATGAAATGGGAAAATGTCCCAATCACTGAATCATGGAACACAATTAACCCAACCCTGCAATGGATTAACGCTACAATAGTAGCCTGACAATAGGAGAACAATGGCAACAACGACCAATTACGGGTGGACAACACCTGATGACACCGCACTCGTCAAAGATGGCGCTGCTGCAATCCGCACTCTCGGATCGTCAATCGATACAACCCTAAAGACTCAAATCGATGCACAGATTCCAGATTCGCTACTTACAACTAAGGGCGATTTAATTGCTGCGACTGGCGCTTCTACTCCAGCGCGATTAGCAGTGGGAACAAATGATCAAGTATTAGTTGCAGATTCAACAACTGCAACAGGCTTGAAATGGGGAAGTGTTGCGGCAGGTGCAAATTGGTCACTCTTAAACGCAGGCGGAACTACATTAACAGGCGCACAAACAATTACAGTTTCAGGAATTAGCGGTAAAGATAAAATTATGATTTTAGTAGATGCAGCAGGTGGCGGAGCATCAACTACAATCGCGGTTCGCTTGAATACAGATACGGCTTCAAACTATTATGCTTATGGTTCACAAATTCAATCTAATGCAAGTTATGATGGTTCAGTTATTTTTAATAGAGCGCAGGGAGCGCGGGCATTTATTAGAATGTGCGAAGCCTTAAATACTTCCGATGCTATTTCAGGTTATGTTCTTTTATCGGGTTGCAATAGTGCTGGAGTTAAAGTGTTTAACGGAATAACAGGTCAAAACTCTGATAGCGGCGCAGGTGTCCGAGGTTACAACACAGGCGGCTACTACAATTCATCTAGCACAATTTCAAGCATTTCATTGTTTTCATCCGTTGGAAACTTTGATAGCGGAACTGTCTTTGTTTATACGAGCGCGTGAGGATAATAAAATGAAAATAACAGAAAAAGAATTTAACGCAATTACAGGTGAGGAAACAATCACCGAGCGCGATGAAACAAAAGAAGAAACAAAAGCGCGTTTAGATGCAGAAAAGGCTGCTAAGGCTTATGCCGAAGCAAAGGCAGAGCAAGAAACTAAAAAAGCTGCTCTTTTGGCTCGCCTCGGTTTAACCGAAGATGAACTAAAAACTATTCTCGGATAATGAAACCGCGTTTATCTAAGTCGATTATTCAGTTACGAGAACAAATTGACGATGCCTTCCCCGATCGTGATCGTCGCTCGGACTCAGGGGCTTACTCAGATGCAAGG